GCCGCCACGATTGGCGTGGCGTACGGCGCCGGTGTTCACGATGGTGCGGCGTCGCACAGCTGCATTGAGCCGACCAGCAAGCCCTTTGGTGACGGGGAAATGTTGACCGAGTTTGGCCCACACGTCATCAGCGGTGAAATATCCAATCTCACGCGCACAGGCGTCAATGGCGGCGTCAACTTGGCGTTGCTGTGCGGGTGTCCATTTGGCGTCGGCGACCGCCTGGCTGATCTGCATGGCCTGCCCGTACGGTGTGGTGGGTTTGCCTGCTAGTACTCGACCGTCACACACGAAATGGGTTTTGCCTTGAATGTCGGGCCATGAGATTGCGCTTTTGCAGATGGTGCAGTTCATCGTGCCTTCTCCAACGCTGCGATCGCCTTGTCGATCGTTTCAATGTCGTACAGCGGTTCCGGGTCGCACAAGCTCATCGCGTTGCGGATGGTGCGTAGGCGTCGAATGATGTCGCTGTACGGGTTGAAGATTGCGTCGACCAGTTGGTTGAGCGCTTCTAATTGTTTTGCTGATGCTGAGGTCGGCTGAAAGTTGTCGGCCATCATTTGTCGGGTCTCCTTGCTGAGTGTGTCGTCGGGATCTATGTACGGATGTTCTATCACAGGTGTGTCACGGTGCTGTGGCAGCCCACGGCCCCCACCCGGAATTGTTGTAAATCGCAAGTGCGGCCCGCAGGTTTGCCTCAGGAATAAACAGCTCCGAGCAATCGGTTACGCCGACGCCTTGCACTTGTAGCCAGCCCTGGGGCCAGTTGCTGTTGGGTAGGCACCAAAAGCCGTTGATTTGTGTGAGACCGTATGAGCCGCCCATTGGGTCGTTGATGTTGTGGGCGGTTGGTGTGCATCGGCTTTCGCGCAACATGACGACGGCGAGCGTGTCGAGCTGATCTTCGGGCCATCCGACTTGCCGGGCAAGCTGCACCGCGTCGTCGCACGTGGCGATCGTCGTAGGCAGGCTGGTCTCGGTGACCGTGATTTGCTCGACGCTGGTCGGCGGATAAATGTCCCATAAGACGGGTGTAATCGTGGGGCTAGGTTGCCCTGAGAGGCCTCTAGGAGCCTCTAGGAGCGTCGTAAAACCGAATATGGCTGTGACGCAGGCACAAAGGGCGGCTAATGGGTTCAATGTCATGGCTAGGTTCCTTTCGTCGGTGATCCCACCTTAGGGGATCTGACGGGCCTATGCGGGAATACCCTCAAATACCTTGAGGAATGCGGCTTTGACGAGGTTTGGGTTGTCTGCCATTTTGGGTGTGATCTCGACGTGCCACCAGTCGCCACCGGGTGCGCCTGACACGGTTTGCTTTTGGTAGACCTGCCAGGCCATGCGGTCACAACGCCATGCGCGTCCGAATGGCTGGGGCCAATAGTCAATGACCATTTGTACGCCAAGTTCGTTTGCGTTGGCTACACAAGCCTCAATAAACACTTTGCTGAGCTGTCGCCCGTTCGGTTTGCCTCGGTCGTCGGGCATGTCACGGTAGGACAGGTCGACGGCGCGGCCTGTGGCGTGTACTGACAAGGTGCCGGGTTTGCCTTTCATGTCACGTTGCCCGTACGAGCCGTTGTTCCACAGCGAACCGTTGGCGTATTTGACGGCTTGCCTGATCCATTCGTCCATGCCTGGGCGTGGGCCTTTAGCGGGGCCGTCGGCGTTGCCGATGTAGTCGGTGGCGCCTGCGACGCCGGGTTTAGCTTTGGCTATTGCCACGACCGTACGCCGGGTCTTTCGGGTTTGCCCATCGCATCGCTACCGGGATAAGTGCGGCGACCGCTGCTTTGGCAAGGTCATCGGGGTTGGTGTTGCCTGTCGAGTAAACGGCGACGACAGCTGCGATTGCGGATCGAGCGTATGAGGCGAGCATGGCTTTCGTTTGCTTATTCATCGGTGCCCCCTTTGGGTCGTTGTTTTGATTTTAGCCCGTTTGACATGACGAGACCGCCCAATGTGCCAGTCATGAACACGAGCAACGTGGAGAGCAGGTCGATGAATGCGGCGTCGTTCGGGGCCTGCTGGTCGATTGGCTGAGTGACGAACATGAGGGCATAAACGAAGCCGAATACGGTGACGGCAAAGACGAGGGCCATGATTGCGCCGACGAACACGATGAGCCGGGCGTGTAGTTGTTCAGGGGTTAGGCGTTCGCGCATAGATTAGGTCTCTTGTGCAGGTGCCGTTGGGTACGCAGATTGGTGGTTCGCATTCGGTGTTGCCCCAGTTGGCGGGGTCTTGGCAGGGGTAACGGTATGAGCCGTCATATCCGCAGGCGGTCAGGATGATGATGGCGGCCAATAAGGAGAGGATTGCCCCGGTGGTGCGCCATGCGCCCATCAGCCGAGCAGCGCGGCGGCTTCGTCGGCGGTCAAACCGAGCTTGGCAATTACGGCTGCTCGAGTTTTTTGGCGCGCTTCAAATTCTGCAACTGCTTTTGACGCGTCCTGTCGCATTTGTTCAAGGTTGCTTACTTCATCGTCGGTTGCTGGTCTTTGTTCATTGTCAATTTGTACCGTCAAAGTGTTCATGATTTTCCTAACTGTTTGCGTATCCGTAGACGCGAATCGTTCCGCCAGTAATTGTTCCAGTTGATGGAGAAAGCACAAAGCCGGTGGAGCTGGTATTGCTGACGCACGAAATGTAGCCGTTGCCTGCGTTATTTGTGCCTTGCTTGATGTACACGTTTATCGAGCCGTACTTGTATTGGGTTGCAAACGGGTTGTGAATGTCGATGTTGGCGATGGTGCTATTTGTTGATCCAAAACCAACCCAAAACGTTGACCCATTGTTCACGTTGTATGAGCCGGTGCCGTTTGTTGCGACGTCCACAATGGGAATTCCAACGTAATAATTGCTCGTGATTCCGGAAAGTTGTCCGAGAAGATCGCATTGAGCCGATGCTGTGCCACCATCAAATAGGATTTTGTACGCTTTGTACGTTGCGCTGAAACAGTTGGATACGGTGACGCTCGAGACAGCGTTGCCGACAGTTGTCGAACTGATAAGTGTGAGGCCGGATGCTCCCACGGGTTGCCATGCGGCCCCGTCGTAATACTGGGTTGTGTTCGTGTCCTCGATGTACGCAAACTGGCCCTCGGCAAGCGTCTTTTCGCCTGTGCCACCAAACGCGGCATCACGGGTGACGGTGGTCGCGAACACGGGGATCCCTGAGTTTGTGACCGATAAATCGGCGGCGGTCAATACTTCCCCCGCTACGTACGCTGGCACGAAAGTTGTGGCATTGGCTCCCATAGGTTCTCCTATCCTAAGACATTGAGGGCGTCAAGTACGCCATATGTGGCGTCGTCCAATATGAGTTGATAGACGATCGTGGTGGCCGCGGTGTAAAGGTTGACGCGATGCCCGGTATTGAAGTCAATCAGATGCTCAATGCCTTCAACCGATAACTCTTGGCCGAGGCTGGTCGTGCCGGTGCCTGTCTGAAACGTTTTTTCAATGGTGATCGTGTCACCAATGTCAATCGTGGCTACCGTGTCGCGTTGAGCGGTGGTCAGCATGGCGAATTTGGTGGCGACGTCGGTGTACCTGGCTTCGGGTTCACCATTGAGCAGGTAGGTGGCAGCATCCGACAGCTGCGACCCTGCGGTCTCTAACAGGCTGTTGGTGATGCTTTCGGTCTGAATGAAATAAGTGGCGATCGAGGCGGTGTCGCTAGCGGTCGCGTTAGAGCCGCCGAGGTTCTGCACATAGGCCCTGTTGACGACCGAATCCGCCTCAAACGTGATGCCCACATTGTCGTACTTGACGCCTGTGCCGTTGTCTTTGAAGTCGGCTACCGATCCGCTAAGCGTGGCACCAATCCTCGACTGAAAGGTCAGCACCCCCTCGCGCGACACGAACAGGCGACCAAATTCTGCGGTGCCGTTGATTTGGTTGAGGTAGGCCAGCACGTTTGTGCCTGCCGGGACGGTGTACGCCGTGTCGTGGCCAAGATTGACGGTGCCTGTGGAAATGTTGCGGGCGGTCGGCCCGGTCGGATAATCGACTTCAGGCAGGTTCAACACGCTTTCAATGCGCTGGCCTGACGTTTCAGTTGACACGTTGTAGCTGTCCATGTAGGTCTGTGCCAGCAAATAGAAGTCGTCGGCGCAATAGACGCTCACCGTGTTCAAGCCGCCCAAGGCAAAGTTGTAGTCGTAATTGACCACATAGCCTTTGAACAAGTATTCGAGCGTGTTGCTGCCGTTGTAGCGGCCTAGGCGCACACGTCGCATCGGTGCTAAGCCGGGCACGTTGGCGTTGGCGTCGTAATACGGGCTTGATGTGTCAAACGGGTTGAAAATGCCGTCTGCGAGCGTGTCATTGAGCGTGAACGTCATAGTGCCCGCGCTGAATTGGTCGCCCTGATCCTTGCGCCCTCGCCGTACCGAAATGTTGAGGGTGCCGTCGGTGACGTCAGCAAACTGCGTAGTGCCGTCCAGCACATATGTTGTGTTGTCTAGGACGCCTTTGGTGCTGTCGTCAAGCGTAAATGCGTCGATTTGAAACCCTGCGTCGATTTCGAGCAGGTAGTTGCCTGATTGAACGATTGCTGTGCCGGGCATCAGACGTACCCGCTGACCTCAATGCGCGCCGGGCCAGCTGAACGGTTGTAGGCGCGGATGCTGTCAACTACGGCCTGCCCAATCTCGGCGCTGGTCGCTAGACCGCCGTTGACGTTCACGGTGATGTTTTCCAGCATGGCGTTACGGGCGCTTGATGTAAACGGGTTGCTGGCGATGCCTGCGCCCAACATATTTGGGGCTTCCATGATTTGTCGGACGGATGCGCCCCCGCCGCCCCCGCCCCCGCCAGCCACGCTAGGAGCCGCTACAACGACCGCAGACCCAGTAGATGAGGGAATAGGCACCCCAAGGTTTTTGTCGCCTCCTACGGCCGCTACGGACGCGCTTGAGCCACCCCCGCCGATCTTGCCCATTTCGGGAATGGTGAAGCCTTTGCCGCCGATGCCTGGCACCCAGTCGGGGATCTCAAATGACAGGCCGCCGAGAGTTGAATTCCATACGTCGGCAATCGTGTTGATGATGCGTGTCCACACGTTCAGCATCGTGTTCAGGTACCCGGACACGAAGTCGACCATGACTTTGACGCCGACTTTGACGGCGCTAAACACGGCGTCTACGACTTTTCTGAAACCCTCGAATTTGGCGTAGGCGGCTACGACAGCTGCACCGAGCAGCACGATGGCGGCGACCACAAGCCCGATCGGGTTGGCGGCCAGCGTGATGTTAAACGCGGTTTGCAGAAATGCGGCGGTCTTGATTGCCACGTTGTACGCGATGATCGCAGCCGAAAGTGTGCCGATTACCCCGGCAAGGATGATCACCACGTCGGCGTTTTCCTCGACGGCCTGCGCCATCTTTGTGATGATCGGTACCAGTTTTTCCAGCAATGGCAGAACGGCCGCGCCGATGCTTTCTTGCATTTCGGCAAATGCGATCTGCATTTTGGCCATGCCGCCCTCAGCGGTTTCGGTGAATGCTTTGTTGGCTCCGCCGAACGTGCCGCCAAGCACGCTGATGATGGTTTCCATGTCGGCGCCCTCACGGATGAGGTTCGCCATTTCGGGGGTGAGCGATCGCAGGGCTTTGAAGTTGCCTTCGTAGGCTTTGGCGAGCGCATCAGCGACGGTGGTTGCGTCAATGGATGTTGCCCGGCTGATATCAAGCACGAGCGACATTTGGGATTGAGCTTCGTTTATGTCTTTTGTGCCACGAACGAGTGCGGCAAATGCGGGGCGCAGTACGTCGTCAGCAACCGCGGCCTGGCGTGACATTGCGCTGATCGCTTTTTCAACTTCGGCAATTTGTTCTTGCCCAGCACCTGTCGAGTTCTGAAGTTGTACGGCAAGTGCGGCTTGTGCGGCCTCATCTTCGGCTGCGGCTTTTGCGGCCATGCCAAGCCCGGCAGCGAGTGCGCCCGCAGCTGCGATCGCAGGCACAAACGCTTTTTCCATGCCATAGCCAATTTTTTCCGAGCTCGTCTCAAGGCTGGCAAATTCTTTCTTGGCGCGCGCAATACCCTTGTCGTCGAACTCGCTGATGATGGGTATGCGAATACTCATATTGCAGCAATTCTACGATTTATGTTGCCTGCTACGAGTTCAATCGACTTGACCATTTCTGATTGCACATCAGTCAAATTTGCGTCTGCGGCTGGCCACATGACGCGGGCAGGCGATCCCCACGCCAACGTGCTGAGCGATTGACCTAGACGGCTGTCATTAGCAAATTCAATGATTGACGCCGCGGGGTCTTTCTGAATGATCGTGACGACGCCATCGGTGCGACGGCCTGCGTCAACTTTGACCTGCACGCCACGTCGAGCTTTACGAGCATCCCAGGGCAATAATTGGCGACCGTTTTGCGTCCAACGGTATTTCATGCCCGACAAGGCTTGTGCCGGGTATTTGGCTTGCGCCGCCACAATGATCGGGCTGGCAATCTGCTTGGCGTCCTTGGCAAATTGCTTGCGGGCCTCAGGGTCAATCTGCCTAAGGTCTTGCAGCATTTGTTCAACGCCCAATACTTCAACGGTTGCCATTAGCGCCCCCGCTTCGCCTGTTGCTGTTGCAACTCAAGGACGTGAAATACGGTCGTCATGTCTCGAATGTCAAATTCCACTTGCGGCGGCCAGTAGCCCGTCATAACTAAGACCTCAGCGAGGGAGCGTCGCCAGGTGCCGCGATGGTAGGGGTTTCGTCGGTGGTTTCTTCAATGGGCGTGATTTCCATGTCGGGGTGTTCGGCTACCCATTCGCGCCACGTGCCAGGCACTTTGTCGCCAGCAAGCTTGCACAAGATGTATGCCCAACAGCACATATCGACGAAACCGATGCCTTTGCCGTCTGCCGATCGGCGGTTTTCTGTTTTTTCCCATTCAACAATGGCGAGCATATTTGTGACCATCGTGCGTGGCTCGCGCCCGTCTTTGAGGTCAATTTTGAGTTTGACGCGCATTAGTTACCTTTCGTCGGGCAAGGCTCCGCCAGCGCGGGCTTGCTTGGTTTGTTTTCAGCGCCGCCCCGTTGGGCTGGCGAGAACATGGTTACGACGTGGCCTTCGTCAACGTGCCACCCGTGAACGTCAGGTCGATCGTGGAGAGTTCGCCGAGCGATGCGTTGATTGGGGTATGGCTTTCGAGGTAGGCCGTGGCGAGTGTGTATGACGGGTTGGTTGCCGATACAGCTCCGGATGACGGCTTGATGACGATGCTGGTGGTCGTGCCGACCAAGTTGTACACGCTCACCTCGGTCTCAGCGGCGGCGTAGCTTTGGTAAAGAGTGACCGTGATGCTGTTGTTGGCGAGACCACTCGTGTAGGTGCGGGCCGTGGAGCCGAATGCGGTGTTTTCCAACGCCTCAACGGTGTAGGTGATGGTGGCGGCGGTGCATTGGTCGCTGAGATCAACGCTGTTGATCGTGACGCTTGGGTTTGACAGATAGACGCTGGTTGCCATGGCTTAGTTCTCCTCTGGTGCTTCTTTGACTTTAGACGACTTCTTCGGTTTGTCGGTGGATATGAGACCGCCGTCAATGAGTGCTTGCACGTTGATGCCGTCGGCTGGCTCAAATGTGTCGCCTGGTGTTCCGAGGCGCGGGCTGACGATGATGTACATGGGGTCTCCTAGCTGGTTTGGGCTTGCATGGTGACGGTGAGATCGTAGGCAGGCAGGATTGAGCCGCCAATGTCAATGACGGTTGGTCGGCCCCCGGTGACGGCCACGTTTTTGGCTAACAGCATGGCGCAGATGTTGAGTAGCGATCGCTGTGCGTCGAGGTTGGCGGGGCCGAGCGTTAGCACCTTGACGGGAAAGGTAAGTTTGACGATGTTGTAGTTCCAGCTTTCCCACGATGGTGCGTCAATGAATGCACACGGCGGGACGATGTTGCGCGGGTCATTGACGACTTGTAGCCCGGTGATCGTTTGCAACGTGGCGGTCAGGTCGTCGATTGCCTCGTTGAACAGGTCGGTGTATGCGGGTACGGGCATCAGGCCACCTGTGGGCGGTCAATCCCCAACAGTTGCTTTACCATCCCGGACAGGCCGACGACTGGGGCGGTTGCCATGCCGTCAAACGACGCAAACTGATCCATTGAGCCGCGCTGACGGTACAGGGCGCCGCCGTACATGATCGTCCCAAGGGTGACGTCGCTTGATGGGCTGGTGGTGACGCTGTCAATGTATCCGGCCTCTTGGCGACGTCGGTAGCAAAATTGGTTGGCAGCTGCGGCGCATTGCGTCAAAAACGCTGCGTCGCCTGCGGTTGCGGTGCCGATACCTAGCCAGTCCTCGATGTTGGTGCTGGTGATCCAAGTGCAGACGGGTGTGTATGCGACGGTGCCGGATGCGGCGACGCGCTCGACGTCGCTGGCGGTCTTGGCGTACAGCACCTGGTTTTGGATTGGCACCTGATAGTTGAACAGCAGGTCGCCTTCGGTGTCTACACCGAGAAACAGGTACTGGGGCAGGGCATAGCAGGTGTACGAGCCATTAAAAGTACTATCAACGCCTGTGACGGTGATCGCGCCGCCTACAACTACCTCAGAGGGGGTGAGGAGCTGTAGGACGGCGTAATCGTCCAGCAAGTACTTGTGTGTGACCGTGTAGGTGGCCATTTTGTGGGCCTACCTTTCAGATCACGGGCTGACGGTGATGGACTTGACGAGGTCGCTGTCGGCGATGAACGTTGCGACGTACCCGTAGTACGAGAAC